TGATTTTGGGTCACCCTGATCCATATCCATCTTCATCTCCGTCTGATCCGTCTTCGTTTGCGTTTCCGTCTCCGTTTTCGTCTCCGTCTCCGTTTTCGTATCCATTTCCGTATCCGTTTCCGCTTTCGTATCCATCTACGAATACGAGTTTATATGTATACCCGTCCCCGTATCCGTGTCCGTTTCCGTATACGTTTCCTTCTCCGTATCCGTTTCCGTTTCCGTGTCCGTATCCGTCTGATTTTGGGTTACCCTGATCCATTGCCGTTTTCGTATCCGTTTCCGTATCCGCATCCTCCGTATCTGTTTCCGTTTGCGTTTCCGTCTGCGTTTTCGTATCCGTTTCCGTTTCCGTGTCCGTCTCCGTATCCGTCTGCGTATTCGTATCCGTGTCCGTTTCCGTCTCCGTTTCCGTCTCCGTCTCCGTTTCCGTTTCCGTGTCCGTCTCCGTATCCGTCTGCGTATTCGTCTCCGTATCCGTCTCCGTATCCGTCTCCGTATCCGTCTCCGTATTCGAATCCGTGTCCGTATCCGTGTCCGTATCCGTCTGATTTTGGGTTACCCTGATCCATTGCCGTCTCCATATCCGTTTCCGTATCCGCATCCTCCGTATCTGTTTCCGTTTGCGTTTCCGTCTGCGTTTTCGTATCCGTTTCCGTTTCCGTGTCCGTCTCCGTATCCGTCTGCGTATTCGTATCCGTCTCCATATCCGTATCCGTCTCCGTATCCGTCTCCGTATCCGTCTCCGTATTCGTATCCGTTTCCGTTTCCGTATCCGTCTGATTTTGGGTTAACCTGATCATTGGCATGAGTCTTTATGCCAGTCAGCCCAGACAGTCCGCTTAAATCGGTGTTTTTACCAGTTTGCGTTATATTTTCGCCTGAATAACTAAAGCTCATTATCTAATATAATTTTGGGTTACCCTGATCCATGGCCGTTTTCGTATCCGTCTTTGAATCCGTATCCGTATCCGTTCCCGCTTTCGTGTCCGTCTCCGTATACTTCTCCGTTTCCGAATCCGTCTCCGAATTCGTCTCCGTCTCCGTCTCCGTCTGATTTTGGGTTACCCTGATCCATTGCCGTCTCCATATCCGTCTTCGTTTCCGTATCCGTTTCCGTCTACGTCTCCGTTTTCGTTTCCGTATCCGTCTCCGTTTTCGTTTTCGTATACGTATCCTTTTCCGTATCCGTATCCGTATCCGTTTTCGTTTTCGTATACGTATCCGTATCCGTATCCGTCTGATTTTGGGTTACCCTGATCCATTGCCGTTTTCATATCCGTCTTCGTTTCCGTTTCCGTATCCGTATTCGTGTCCGTCTCCGAATCCGTCTCCGTCTTCGTTTCCGTTTCCGTATCCGTTTCCGTCTACGTCTCCGTTTTCGTTTCCGTATCCGTATCCGTCTCCGTTTTCGTATACGTATCCTTTTCCGTATCCGTATCCGTATCCGTTTTCGTTTTCGTATACGTATCCGTATCCGTATCCGTCTGATTTTGGGTTACCCTGATCCATTGCCGTTTATGTTTCCGTCTTCGTCTTCGTCTCCGTTTCCGTCTCCGTTTCCGTCTCCGTTTCCGTCTCCGTCTTCGTCTCCGTCTCCGTTTCCGTCTCCGTTTCCGTCTCCGTTTCCGTCTCTGTATCCTTGTCCGTATCCGTATCCGTTTCCGTATCCGTATCCTTCTCCTTCTCCGTATCCGTATCCGTATCCGTTTGAGTTTCCGTCTGCGTTTCCGTTTCCGTATCCGTATCCGTATCCGTTTGCGTTTCCGTCTGCGTTTCCGTATCCGTATCCGTTTCCGTCTGATTTTGTGTTACCCTGTTCCATTGCCGTTTATGTTTCCGTCTCCGAATCCGTTTCCGTCTGCGTCTCCATATCCGTATTTGTCTCCGTATCCGCCTTCGAATCCGTCTCCGTTTTCGTGTCCGTGTCCGTATCCGTCTCCGTCTCCGTGTCCGTCATCGAATCCGTATCCATTGCCGTATCCGTTTCCATTTTCGTATCCGTATCCGTTTCCGTTTCCGTTTCCGTCTCCGTTTCCGTTTCCGTCTCCGTCTGATTTTGGGTTACCCTGTTCCATTGCCGTTTATGTTTCCGTCTCCGTGTCCGTCTCCGTGTCCGTCTCCGTGTCCGTATCCGTTTCCGTGTCCGTGTCCGTTTCCGTCTCCGTTTCCGTCTCCGTCTCCGTCTCCGTCTCCGAATCCGTCTCCGTATCCGTCTCCGTCTCCGTTTCCGTCTCCGAATCCGTATCCGTCTCCGTATTCGTGTCCGTTTCCGTGTCCGTATCCGTCTGATTTTGGGGTTACCATAACAACTAGGGCTCTAGGTTTTTGTACCTAAAGCCCATGTATGTTTTTAACGGTCGATTCTCCAGACTTTTACGGAATCAATGCTTTTCTTAGCTTTGACAGTAACTGGAATAATTTCTACAACTTGGAAGACTTCCAGATCCACTGGACACGGGAACTTACATTTGTCTGGGAACTTGACACCCTCTGCAGCAATTTGATTACAACCTGACGCTCCACTCCAGTACCAAAGCCTACGGGCTTGGGTGAGTTTAAGAGTATCACCTTCTCTGTGTTTAAGGTAACCAACATGGATATTGGCTTGTGCTGTTTTTACGAGTACACATGGTAGATCCCCCATAAATGCTTGATCTTCCATGGGATTTGCTGTTGTTGTTTCTTGTTTCATATTAGTAGTAGTAGTAGTATTGTATTGTGTTGTTTGGTTAAATTAAAGCCTCTTGCCCAATGAAGGACAAGAGGCTGGATTACTTGATCTTTTTTGTTTCTTGAGTTTGCAGCCTTTTTCTACTTAACAACCATTCTCTTATCGCAATGACTGCAGCATCAAGGATCAAGGGTACTACGAGTAGTACTATTTTTGTTATCAGTTTGCGTAACATAGATAGCAAACTTGAAAGTGTAATTAGTTGATTCCGAATCTGTAAGCTATTTTACCACTTACCTCTTTAATTATTTCATGATCTGTAAAGTCATTACTGAAGCTGGGGTTGATTAGTGTAAGTTTATTTTCATGTATTCTGGAGTAAAAATAAACATATTTACCTGTTTTAGTGTGATGGATTTCAATGTGATGATAATTTGCTAACGGTTTTTGTGCCCAATAAGATCCTCTTGGAAGAGGGTGATGTTGATACTCTATTTTTAGTAAGTAATCGTATTTGAATATTTCACTCATTTCTTGCTTTATCTAAATTACTCATCGGTGCATAATGGATAGAACAAAGGACATTGCTGAAAACATGATTCCTGAAAGGAATGCGGTCACCATTCCTGAATAGGTTCCAAGGAACAATAGGGGGATGCCTAGTGTGAATACTACATCCCAAAGGACGTGACTTTTAGCAACTGATTTTGGGCTAAATACCTTACATAAAATGATCAGGTATCCTAGGGCTGCTATGAATGCAATGAATAAGGTGTCCATTGTTATTCTGGTTTAAGAATGGAAGCTAGGGTTGTAAGAACTTTGGATCCTTGGGTACGGGCTGCTTTGACTCCACGTTGCAAGCGTTCCTTGGGAGCCTCTAATACTTCGTTTAGGATTTCTGTTGGGGTTAATTCAAAACCGCATAGTGTAAGGATCTTCTGTTTGTTTTCGTCACTGAATTGTTTGATTCCTCGGACTTTGGCAAGGGCTTTTACTGCTAAATATTTGTTGTTGATTTCTTGTTGCATGGTAGTGTAAGCGTTGTACTTGGATTAAACTTGGAACGTAGTTCCACTGTGTTTGGGCGAAGCCCGAAAAATTTTGAAAAAAGGGACTCGGTAAAATTTGCCGAGTCCCTTTGTTTTAGTCTAAAACTGGCTGTTTGAAATACTGGCGTCGGCGGCTGCCAGTTGCAAGCTGTGGGGGCTGATCTTGTCGAGCTTGTCTAATGTACTCTTTTTCTAGCAAGTCAGCGTCAACATGGTTCTCAAAAGGCCATTTGCCGTTTTCCTTGCATAGCTGGTGAACGCTGGGCGCAAAAGGTAAATACTCCTCTATCTCGTTGCTCCGCAAGGCCATTTCATCAAGTGGGGCCTGTTGGAAGTCTCGGCTTTCTTGAGTGAATAGGGCGGTAGCCTCCTCGGCTGCCTCTCGTGCTGCGTCTACGTCGTCTTGTGTGATGTGATGCAAAGAACATTCCACGATCTCCCATTGATTGGCGGTTGTGCTGGTGAATGCTCGGTTGCATTTGCCGATGGCTTGTTCAAGGTGGGCGGAAACTGTGGCCCTTGCAAGGTCGTTGTTGGCTAGCCTGTCGAGCTCGTTGCTGTTGCGAGGCATGAAGCGAGCAAGGTCTCGGCGCTGCGCTGCTGGCTTTACTTTACCTGTCGGTTCGATGGTGGCTCGCCAATCTCGGCGTACTCGTGTGTGTGCTGGAATTTTCATAGATTCAAGCTCCTAAGAATTCAGATAAGGCGTTTGATATTTCGGGAACTGGTTCCACGTTCGTTATGGGCTTCCCTTTTCGGGTTTCTGTTGTGATCAAATAATCTCCAACTTTTCCGACGTGAGGGGCAAAGGATTCGATCTGTTCCTCAAACAGAAAGTGCTTTGTAATCTCTTTGGAACGGGATACAAGCAAAGCTACATAGCCCGAGTAGTCGCCACGGGTGGCGGGCGTAAGGGATACCAAGAATAAGGTTTTAATTTGCATAGTGAAAGGGCGCAGGGCCGTTTATGTTGTTAGATGTCCAGTGTGGACAAGTTGAGTCTGTGGCGGTTTCTTACCGGGGACGAGTAAAAACTTCCAATTAAGTTGGGGCAGTAGCATTGCTAATAGCTGAATAAGAAGGACTTATGCTAGTTGGGATGATATTTTTGGGGACAATAGAAAAATGAATTATTGCTGTCAAAGAGGCAAGCGCAGGTACGAGCAACTCTTGACAGTGATGATACAATTTTCTATCCCAAAAAATGTGGGTTGCGCAGACGAAACGAGGCTAGTTGGTTGCTTGGAGTAGGTAAACTTTGATAACGCAGGCAGCAATCATTATTAGGTTAATCACTACCATACTTCTAAAGACTAGCTTGTCTTTGTTTGTTAGTTTAGTGTTTAGTTGAGTCCAGTTTCCACGTTCAATGTTGTCTTTTTTAAGCATACAAACCACTTCTCTTTGGTCGTTGTATTAGTTGTTAGGTAGGCTCACTAAACAAGCACTTGAATACATGAAAAGGATTGCAGGCTTTAGAAGGGTGAGGATTTGATGGGTCAAGGGAGCTGTGAGCCCTGTGTTTATGCGGGTTGGGAGCTGTTGTTGGTTGGTTCGGTGGTTCTGTGGGACATGAAACCATGTTCCAAACATCCAATTTGACGAGAGTATCTGTGGTACTTTCGTACATAGGAAGTCTTTTTCATGTGTTCAAGCGTTCACTGAATCAGGGGACCACTGGTACATGTATCTCTAGTGAGCTTGCGAACTATGGGTACATGAACCAGTGAGCCGAAGGCTCGAAGAATAGCGTAGCAGAAGGAGCCTTGGGAGCGTCAGCTCTTGAGGCTACCTGCGTAGCTTATGAACCACTGGAGCCGAAGGCTCGACGAGCGGAGCGGAGCGGAAGGAGCCCCAGTAGCCTCAAGCTACTGGCCAAAATGGCGACTGGAGCGTAGCGAAGCCTTTGAATCACTGGAGCCGAAGGCTCGAAGAACAGCGTAGCGGAGCGTAGCGGAGCGGAAGGAGCCCCTACAGGAGCCTCAAGCGACTGGCCCAAAGGGCGACTGGAGCGGAGCGAAGCGGAGCGTAGCTTCTGAACCACTGGAGCCGAAGGCTCGACGAGCGGAGCGGAGCGGAGCATCTGAGAACGCTGGAGCCGAAGGCTCGTAGCTTAGCGTAGCGAAGCGTAGCTTCTGAAACACTGGAGCCGAAGGCTCGTAGCTTAGCGTAGCGAAGCGTAGCTTCTGAATCGCTGGAGCCGAAGGCTCGTAGAATATTTGTGCATGAAGGGGGGGCTATGGGGGAAACTCTGTTCCCCCAAACAAGGGGGGACCCATCCCCCGCATCCAATTTTTGGTTTTTTTCAAAATGACCCCACTACTCACCCCACCACTGACCCCATTAGCAAATGTTACAGAGATTCTTATTTAGCAAGATCTTATGGAACACTGACCCCACTACCCACAGCAGAGCCTAACAACGTGTGGGGTTTTTTTATCTTATACGTTTATTAAGGACTTATGTAATATAACCCCGTTGACCCCGCTTTTCTGAGACTCAGATCACTCTTTTTTTAATTTTTAACACAATCCTATGAAAAAGCGGGGTCAACGGGGTCAAATGACTTAAGTCGTTGATAAACGTATAAGGTAAAAAAAGGGCATTAGGTTTTTTTATTGTACTTTCTGCTGCAAGTGGTGGGGTCAAACCAATGAATTGTTGACAAATTGAGTAGACTATTGCTAAGTTACCAACATGCCAAAGAGAGATTTTTTTGCAGATAAACGCAAGACAGTGAATGGAATCAAGCCAAAGCAAGCTGCGGTTCAGAAAAAGAAGAAAGTAGATCGTTGCTATAAACGCCGTTACAAAGCCGAGAGAGATTTGAAAGTTGCTGAGGTTGAGCTTAGTGATAAAGAAAAGGAGGTTGCCCAGATTACACAGGTTAGAGATCAGTTAATGGAGTTGATGGCCAAGGCCCCCAGCCCAGCGGAGCAGCGGAAGATTATTATGGCCACATTTATGGAGGCTAAGTTTAATCCGATTGAGGTTATGATTGATATGGTTCAGGACGGTACAGCTGATCTCACGGACAAGGATAGGGCAGGTATTGTTGATAAGTTAGCCAGTTACTTTGCTCCCAAGCCTAAGACGATTGATTTGCAAGCGGACATGAAGAGTTCCGTTAATATCAATGTTGTTGATTTTAGTAAGATGACTCAGAAGGATCTGATTGCCCAGACACAGGATGCCTCTAATAAGTTGGTAGATGAGGCCAAGATTATTGAGTTAGCTGAGGAGGATGATTACAGTGAGTTTGAGTCCCCAGAGGATCAGATAGCCCAACAGTAATGGAATTAACTGTTCCAGCACAGGGTTGGGTACCTCGACCCTACCAGCTTCCGTTTGTGAAGTACATGTTTGATCCTGACAAATCGAATCTTCGGGCTGTTGTTGCATGGCACAGGCGAGCAGGTAAGGATTTGACATCTATTAACGTTATGGCCACCAAGACTCTCCAGAGGCGAGGGTTGTATTTGTACATTGGTCCGTTCCAGAATCAGATTAGACGGATTATTTGGCAGGGTCAGGACAAAGATGGTCGCAAGTTTATTGATTTTATTCCTAGGGATTTGGTTGTTCGCAAGTCTGAGCAGGAGATGAGTCTTACTTTGAGTAATGGTTCCGTGATTCAACTGCTTGGAGCGGACAATCCCGACAAATTGGTAGGCATTAATCCCTTGGGTATAGTATTTTCTGAGTATAGTTTGTGTGATCCCGTGGCTTGGCAGTTGACTTCACCCATTTTAAATGAGAATGGTGGTTGGGCTTTGTTCAATGGAACCCCCAGAGGCCAGAATCACTTCTTTCACTTGCTGGAGCGAGCCAAGGCGGACAAAGACTGGTTTGCTAGTCACTTATCGGCTACCAAGACTAAGGCAATGTCTCCCGAACAGCTTCGTAAGGCTCGCAATGAATCAACCAGTGAGGCGAAGTTCCAATCGGAGTACATGTGTAGCTTCCACACACCAGTTGAGGGGGCCTATTACGGTGATATCATGACGAGGATTACTCGTAAGGGTCAGGTACTGGAAACACTGGCCCCTGATCCCTCGCTTCCTGTGCATACGGCTTGGGACTTAGGAATGGATGACTCGACATCTATATGGTTCTTTCAGCAGTACGGAAAAGAGGTCAGGATTGTTAATTACTTTGAATCTTCTGGTGAGGGTCTACCTTTTTACGCTCGTAAGCTAGATCTTTGGTCTACTATGAACGATGTGGTTTATGGGAAGCATTATTTACCTCACGATGTGAATGTCAGGGAACTGGGTACAGGTAGATCACGGAAAGAGGTTCTCCGATCCCTTGGCATCAAGGCTAATGCAGTAAAGCGGTTAAGTAAGAGCGATCAGATTGAAGCGGTTCGTACTGTCTTGCCAAGATGTTGGATGAACAAGACTGAATGTGCCATGGGGATTGAACACCTCAAGGGATACCGTAAAGAGTGGGACGAATTGAAACAGGTATACAGGAAAACACCTGTTCACGACAAATGCTCTCACGGGGCAGATGCTTTTGCTACATTGGCTGTTGGGCTGAAAGAAGCCAGCAAACACAGTACCTTGAATAAGAATGACCGCATTGAGTACAAAGTAAAAGAATTAGACTGGTAAAATGGCAATCAATGAACCACTACCGACTCGATTGACTCCAATGGATCAGGCGGTCATCACATATCACAGTGTAGGCGAAGATTTCGTTAAGCTGCTGGATTCCTATATATCAAGTTTTCCAGAGGCTAAGCGGTATGTATTTTTCGCACCCAACATTATATTGTTAGGTCACGAGGAAACGAGGTCTAATCCAAATGTATGGGACTCACCTAAGAGAGATCCTTATTGGCTGGTAACCTATGCTCAGGGCTTGAGTATTACTTCTTTGGTAACCATGATGCCATACTATCTTGACACAATTGGATTTAATCGGTATTTAAAATACCCAGACAAACCGATAAAATTTATTTCTACCGACAGAATTCTCTCACGATATGGCAAAAATGCTTCCTAGACCACCAGCTCCCAAAGCCAGAGGATATCTAGTAGGTCCGACTGCCAGACAGCTTAATTTATCCAGAACTAATGTAGGTATTGGTGGTGGTCTTCCTGTTTCTCAAAGCAGACGTAGCTCTGACAGAGCAGTAAATGCTCAACAAAGAACCAGTCTGGGATCAGGAATAACCAATACTAAGAAGGATGTAGTAACAGCTAAGCCACAGGCTAAGTCTTCAGGTAAACGAATGCCTAAATATCCTGGCCGTACATCTTATAAGGCTAAATTTGGGGACTTTGTAGGCATGAACATTAGTTTTGACAGACACCAAAGAGGTAGATAAAAACAATTTAACAAAATTTAACTATGGGATCAAAACCTAAATCTCCACCTCCACCTCCGCCTCCACCGCCTCCACCGCCTCCGCCTCCCCCTGCTCCAAGGTCACCGATTAAGGCAGCCTCGAAGGGTCGTGGATCTGCTGCCGTGGTTGCACCTACGACAAAGCAGAGGCAACCTAATGCAGTTAGGCGAAGCCAAACTAAGGCACCAGCTCCAAGTGCTCAGAAAAAGAAACAACTAGGTTCAGGATTATAATGCCACCGCTTAAAAAAATAGTTCGGTTAGGTGAGAGGTATTCGCAGCTCAAGCAGATGCGCTCAGGCCACGAATCTACGCTTCAAGAGGCTCAGACGTATGTTACCCCTAACAGAGCAGATTTCAAGTCTGCTGGGGGCCATACGAGCACAAGGAACCAAGACAACAGTAAGATGTTGTATGACCACACAGCCGTACGAGCAAATCAAATGTTTGCTAATGGTATGTGCAGTTACTTGATGCCTAAGTCAAACAATTGGGCATATCTAAAGCCAGAGGCCAAGCCGAGTGCTGACCTGACTACCGAAGAACTTATTTTTATTGAGAAGTTAAGTAACAAGGTAATGCACATTTTAGCATTACCTGATTGCCAATTCTACAGTGCAGGCCATGAAGCCTTTCATGACCTAGGATCCTTTGGAACCTCTGTTACCTATGTTGACAGATCAGGTCCCATTATCACATTTAAGTCTTGTGCGCTTGCAGATTCATTCTTTGACGTGAACGAAGTGGGTAAGGTGGATACCTTATATCACAGGAAGTTCATGACCACAAAAGCATTGATTCAAATGTTCCCAGAGGTGGTCAATGTAAAAGGCTTTGATCCTGAGACTACGGATGCTAAACATGAGTTGGTATATGCTGTTGAGCCTAGTCAAGACATTCGAGCTCAGCGTCATGGTAAAGTAGGTACAGCTAGACCCTACCAAGCTACATACTATCTACCAGCTTTGGATGCCATACTGAAAGAAGGTGGACTTACTTATTTTCCGTATTTAGTACCACGTTGGATGGTTGTTGCTGGTGAGATCTGGGGAAGAGGTCCTGCATATTCCTGTATGCCAGCCATTCGTGTACTGAATAAGATGGTGATGGAACTACTCAAGAGTGCAGAACTTTCAAATGCACCTACAATTAGTGCGGAAGAAGATTCATTATTATTACCGATCAGCTACGGAGCCCGAAGTATTATATACCGAGAGCAAGGTACACCTGTTCCTGAACCTATTATGAGTGGTTCACAACCTCAGATTACTCTGGAGTTGTTACGGGACTATCGAGAACAGATTCAAATGTCTTTCTTTACGGATCAGATTATCCGTGACCAAAAGAAAGAACGTCAATCTATTGTTGAGATCCAAGACGAACGTAGTCAGATGCTTCAACAAATTGGACCCTTACTTGCTCGAATGGAAACAGAATTTCTTGCTCCTGTAATTGAGCACGTTATCGAGTGGATGCAGTCAAAAGACGATATTTTTGATTTCGGACAATTGCCTGAATCCCTGTCTGACAGTTCCCTTGAGATTGTGTTCACGAGTCCAGCAGCCCATGCACAATACGCATCAGGTGTTGGTAACTTATCAGGCTTACTCCAAGATTTAACACCACTTGTTTCAGTAAAGCCTGAAATCATGGATGCAATAAATGATGTAGAATTGGTGGATCAGCTTACTAGAATGCGAAATGTTAGTAGAAAAGTTGTTGCACCAAAGAAAGAAGTAGACGATAGTAGGGGAGCAAGAAACCAACAAGAACAGCAAAATCAACAAATTGAGCAATTACCTAATATAGCTGGGGCTATGAAGGATGTGGCGAAAGCCCGATCCGATGATCCCGAAGGATTAGGTAAGTTACTCAATATTTAATATGAAAACACTATTAAATTTTTCATTTGGGAGGAGTACCCTTCAGTTTATTTTCAACAAATCAGGTTATTATTCCTTTAAAGGTACAGGGCCTTACATTTGGAACACACCTTTCTATATTTCTAGGATTATTATAGATTCAGATAATAAAGATGCACCTATAGATGTAGATCTAAAAGCTTTTCAAGTTGTTTTTTTCTACTTTGGAATCACATTCAGCAGGTACACTAGGTTAAAAGATGAAAGCACTTCTAAGGAAGCGTAGGTTTAAGGAAGCTGTAGATCACATTTACAGCACCCCTCAAGGTAAGATATTCTTTGAGCAATTCTTTAAAGACTGCAATGTTACGAATCCCAAGTTTTCTTCGGATCCGAATGTTACTCAATCCAACGAAGGTAAGCGTCACCTAGGGATGAGCTATCTAAATATATTATGTAAGTCCAAATATGATATGGATGAACTAATTAAACAGACACAAAAAGCAATGACGAACAATGAATAAGATAATTCAAGAACTATTACGAGAAGAAGAAGGTGCACTATCAGCAGCTGGAGGCGGAGGTATTGGTGGAGGTGCTGGAATCTCCGAAGCACCAGCCTCCGAAGCACCTAGTTATGATTTTGAATCAGAGGACATGTATAAGACATTTGTTAATACATTACCTGAAGATCAACGGGAGCGAGAGTTCTTTAAGAACACCAAGTCTCTGAAGTCTTTGGCTGAGCAGGCCATCAATGCTCAATCAGCTTTGGGTCGCAAACGATTGCAAGCTCCACAAGAAGATTGGTCAGACTCTGAGTGGGATGAATTTCATACTCATATCAAACCAGAATCGGCGGAAGCCTATGCAGGTAAGGAATCTGTATCTGTGTTTTTAGAGGATCAAGAGTCAAAAGAATTTACTTTTGATGAATCCACATCGGCAGATTTAAAAGAAGTAGCCTTTAATTTAAACTTGCATCAACGAGACTACGGCAAGCTTCAAGAAATCTGGGCAGAGCACAGTGTAAAAGCTGAGGCACAATTATCTCAACAGATTAATGAATCCGTTCAGGCTCAAAACAATGCTTTGCAGCAGGAGTGGGGTATGGAATACGCTAGCAATCACAAGTCTGCAAACGAAGCATTTGAAGTTATTTCAAAACAGATCCCTGAATTGAATGAACTGGTTGAGTGGAGTCCTATCGTTGCAAATCATCCTGCGGTAATGAAGTTATTTAATTTAATTGCCCCTAGTGTTAAAGATCTAGGATTGCCAGACACAGGAGTAGGTGGTTCTACTTTCTCGGATAATTCCGTTGCTTCAATGAAATCTCAAATTAAGGACCTAGATACTAAGTACCGAGATTTGATTATGGTAGACCAAAATGGATTGGCCAAGATGAATGCTGCAGACAAAGCCAAACGACAGCGTATCTTAAATCAACGTACAGAACTGTATCAAGGAATTTACAACGGAGATTCTTAAAGTTTGACAAATTCAAGGTTACCCTGTAGTCATAGACTATCGGGTAGCCTTTTTTGGGTCCGTGTACAGCTTCGGAAGGCCGCTGGTATCGTACTACAAGATGAGTCCGAAAGGATAGCTTATCAAACCAATCCGTTAAATACACTAACTCAAATTATAAAATATTATGTTTCAAGAAGGACCCAATGCTATTACGGTAGCAGAGAAAAAACAATTTATCGAGGGTTTTGATCAGGCTTACCAACAAAGTGAGTCTATCTTAGATCCTCTCGTAGATCGCACATCGCAAAGCAGTGAAACAGATGTTTACCAACGAATTGGTGAAGCTGAGGAAATGAAAGAAGACGTAACTCGTTTTGGAGATAATCCTACATCGGATATCCCACACGATGCTCGTCATATCTCGCTTCGTCATTTTGAATTAGGTAAGCACATCGTAGATCCCAAGGATAAGATGGTGATCGTGCAAGATCCATCTAATTCGTACAGCCAAGCTTTGTTGAAATCTGGTAAGCGGAAACGTGATGATTTCATCATTGAAAAGTATTTTGCTGATGCTCGTACGGGTAAAGAAGGTACTGACATGGTAAGCTACACTCGTACCCCTGATGACGAGAATGACATTAAGATTCGAGTAGGAGCAAACAGTAAAGGTTCGTCTAATCCAATCAAAACTGGAGGTCAATACACTCTAACTGGTGCAGCTTCTGAAGGTGTGTCTGTTGGAGCTAATTATGATGGAACATCAGGTACAGCTTCTGGACTAACACTTGAAAAACTTAAAGGCTTGCGTGAAACAATGCTTCGTATTGAGTCTATTGATGAATCGGATGTTATTCCTTTGGTTATTACTGCTCGTCAGATTCGTGACCTAATGGATATTGATGAAGTTGTAAATTCCGACTATGCTTACAAGAAAGCACTAGCAGACGGAACTATTAGTAACTTCCACGGATTCCGATTCATTCACTGTGAGCGACTAGCCTTGTCTCAAGGTTCTGGTGGTGATGAGCGACGTTGTATGGCTTTCTTGCCTCGTGCATTTAAGTTATCTATCGGACAAGATCTTGTTTCTGATTTCTTTAATGATTCAAGTAAGAAGAACATCCCTTATATCTTATTCAAGCAAAGCATTGGCGGAAGCCGTATGTGGGGTGAGATCGCTGGTGAAATTCGCTGCCTTGAAGCTTAATTAACGAAAGGAAAATAATATGAGTGCTATTACATTTGATGTCGCTTCGACACAACTAGCAAATATTCGGCTAGATCGTCCCATCTTGAATAACAACAATGATGTTGGTGGTCGTGTCCGTATTTGTAAGTTTGATTATACTGCCACAGGTGCTGTGTCGTCTGGTTCCCAGATTGAACTACTAGAGTTCGGACCCACCACTGTCTTTGTTGGTGGGGCTGTAACTGAAATTAGTCTATCTAATTCAGCCACTGCAGATCTGGGTTACACGGCTACAAAAACACCTGTAGATGACAACAAGGACGTGTTCTTGGACGGCGTAACCGCAGCCACGGAGTTTTCTCCAGCAATGGTTACTACTAGTGAGAAAACAACCTTATTTGCCACCACTGGAGTAGGTTCCCTTGCTTCTGGTGATAAGCTAATTGGTTATGTTCTCTACGTAGACAATACTTAGACGTTGCATCGTTGATATAGTGCCCCCACTCTTTTTTCTTGCTGTTTAGGGGTGGGGGCATTTGTATGTAAATATGATTACTAAATTAGAGATTGCGAATCAGGCACTAAGAGAGCTTAAAGTTAATGCCATACAATCTCTTGAATCTAATGAAGTAGTAGCTAACATTGTTTCAGAATCAATTGATTGGTCTATAAGATCTGTTCTTACGAGCAAGAATTGGTCATACTCAACTAAGTCTTTTGTACTCAGTCCATCCGCAGAAGATACTGATATAACTGGGAACTACACATACACTTTTGAATTACCTAGTGATGTGGATCATATTCTTAAAGTTTTAGATGAAGCTTTTGATCTGGTACCTGATTATGGATTGTCGGGAACACTGATTCACAGTAATATGAAGAAACTGGTTGTTAACTATGTTTCTTTTGATGTGGAATTAACAAATATATCCCACACAATCGCTTCGCTAATTTCTTTGCATCTTGCAAAGTCTTTGTGTTTTAGGCTCACTGAAAACGAGGATCTTAAAGAAGTTTTAGACGCAAGGTATCAAGTAGAACTGTCATCTGCCAGTGCTAAAGATGCAAGACAAAAACCCCTTCAAAAATACATGACGGAAAGCACTTCTGAATTTTTAAGGGCACACAACGGATATGGCTCAATTTAAGGCAATAGCTACAGACATGAGTGCGGGTCTTTTGAGCCCGTTACTTAGGGGTCGAATTGACTTAGATAAATACAGGAGTGGTTTACAAAAATCAAGAAACTTTCTACCCACTATTCAAGGTCCTGTATCTTTCAGGGAAGGTTTCAAGTTCTTAACTGGTTTACCTACAGGTACACTTAAATTAATACCATTTCAGGTTGGAGACACTAACAGGTATGTTGTTATTTTATCTTCAGGAAAACTTTCTGTATATGATCCAGAAGGTTCATTGGTTATTGAGCTTACTAACTCACCTTATCAAGACAATGAGATTAACGATGTAAGGTATCACACGTCAATTGATCAGATAGTATTTACTCACGGAAACTATCCGCCATATCAATTAAACAGTAATGTGGTATATACCTCAGTTACCTTACAAGATAGCGGTAACTTTATACTACTAAGTAGTGATGGATTTGCATTACAAGCAACTTCAAATAATGTAAAACAACCTGATGCTTGGTCATTTGGTTTGGTAAATTTTTTATCGCAACCCTATGAAGAAAGTTTAACAGGGGCTTATAAACTTCAGTTATCCGAAGAAAAAGAAGTTGTTAAGTTAGTGTCTACTAACTCCTCTGATTTTTCTTGGAGTACATCTGTTATTAATAATATGCACACAGTAAGTGGTGCAAAATATGTGGAATACAATATTAATAACCAGTGGGCTTTTGCTAGAGTACTTACAACCACACCTAACAATGGTGGTGTTTCTGCTCCAGAGAATCCCACAGGTACATCTTGTTATGTAGACCCTGTAGACAGAGTTCTTAATATTGAAGATAAGACAACTAAATTGGCACCTATTTACGGTGGTACTACTTGGGCTGAATACTCTGTACGAAGGAACCCTAATGGTGTTAAGTCAGGAAAATTAGATGTCCGATCAGACACAGTTTTATGGCAGAGTGATCACGTAGGAGCTTGGGTAAGATGCTCGGCAAACAACCACTTTGATAAAGTATGTCCTGCAGGACCTGACAGTCACACAGGGGCTGATGGTGTTACAAGATGGGTACGTATCGACAAGTTAAAAGGACTTGAAGATCACCCAACAGAATATTTAGTGGGTCACGAACAAGCTTGTCACGCTGTAAATTACCGATCAGGAGATGTGTATCAGATACTTGATTGGGGTAGTCTAACAGGTACAGACAAAGGCTTTAGATGGTATGGTAGCAAATCTGATAGAGACAACTCTAGGAACCTATCTGCAGAAGTACTCCGCAACAGTACAGCAACTAGATTTAGTGCTTACTCAGCTCTGCAGTTTGTTAATTTCTCTAATGCAAGTGATGCTGGCAATATAATTATTGGTAATCTATCTTCTAATGTTCAGTTCGATGTTATTGAAAGTAATGAATGGCTAACTGTAGATGAAAGTGCTGAAATTAGGTCAACTACAGGAACTATATCACTTTTTGATTTAATATCTGATCCAGATGAACAAGCTACACATACTGTTAGAGTAACAAGTAACAAAGCTTTGTTCGAGCTTGGTAGGGATACTGACAGGTTCTTAATGGCCAAGTTAGCTACTGATTGGGTTACATTACAACTAAGAGATATTATTTCAGATAAGGAAGCTGTTTGTAATGTACTATCAACCATACCTAATGAACAGACAGGGGACATCTATGGGATGCAAAACGGTGGTTCTGTTTCTGAAATAAGACTAGGGGCTTGGTACGATAATAACTATCCTTGGGCTGTATCTTTCTATGAAAGACGACAAGTTTATGGTGGATCAAATGCCCAGCCAAACATGGTTTGGTTTAGTAAGATAAATGATTCTACTGATTTTAGAACTATTGAATCTGATGGTACTGTTTTAGATACCACAGGTATCACCTATCCATTGGGATCATCCAGTTCCGTCATTCGGTGGTTTTTGTCCAGTACCTCATTGCTAATCGGTACTGAGGCTGGTGAGTGGCAAATTAGACCAAATGAGCTGCAGGCTGCTGTCACATCTACAAATATACGAATAAATGAAGAAACCGCTATTGGTAGTATTATTCCAGCTTCAAGAATAGGTCCTTCTATGTTCTTTACAAACAGTAGTGGACGTATTTTTTCAGAATTTGTATACGAACTGCAACAACAGCGATTTGTTACTAAGACAACAACTAAGCTTGTTCCAGACTTATTCTTAGATTCAGGTATTAAAGCTTTTACATACCAGCAATCCCCAAGATCAGTTATTTGGTTGATCAGTGATTCAGGTGAACTATTTTCTCTTACATATAGACAAGAGGATGATTACTATGCTTGGTCAACTCACTCAACACCTAATGGAGTATTTACAGATTTAGTGGTTCTCCCTAAGTCCAGTCCTGTAAATAAGGAAGATCAACTATTTGTTGTAGTTGAACGTAATGGTGTCAGAACCATGGAAGCTTTGTCTGAAGTATTTACCGACACTGAATCAGATAATTTTAAGCCAAATCTAAGTTACCTAGATTCCAGTGTTCGCTACCCCTCTTTAGGTTATTTGGCACAAGAAACAATTCCTGTACCAACACACTTACAAGGGTTATCTAAACTAGATACTATTATTGATGGTGTTTATTTAGGTGAACTAGATGTTGTTAATAATTTTGTTCAACTTCCTGATGGCATATCCTGCAATAAATATGCTTTGATAGGTATTAAATACACAGGAGAGATTCAACCTTTACCACTGGCTTACGAGGGTTTTGGCGGAACTATATACGGTGAGGATATTAGAGTTGCTGAAATAAAATTATACTTGTACAAAAGTATGGGGTATGATATTCAATTGGGAGACAACATTGATAGTTTTAGAGGCATGGAGAGTGCTTCTACTACTATGGGTGAATCTCCAGCATTGTATACTGGTTTTACTGATAAACAACTACTTACTTCATCTGTTTATAATACATCCAATGACCCTATCATACGACAGTTAGAACCTTATCCCTTGAATATTGTGTCAATTAACTACAAAATAAGCGTAAATTAATGGGAGAAATAGCTCTAGTTGTATCAGCAGTATCAGCAGCAGCTTCGGGTGCAGTTGCTTATATGGGTGCCCAGAGACAGGCTGCTCAGATGAAGCAACAGGCTACGGCTGCAGAGCTTCGTGCGGAAGCTAACTCTAAGATAGCATTTAATAACGCTGTAGCTCAATCTCAGGATGCTGCATACCAGCAATCTGTGTCTCAGTTTAATAAAGCAGATAACAACGCTCAAATGCAGCGTATGTTGCAGGAACGAGATGATGAACTAAGAAGATTGTCTGCTCAGAAAGAAGCAGCAGGAGCCAAATCTGGTGTATTTAACTACTCTTTTTCTGATACATTGAAATCCGATTTAATGTTGGAAGAAGAAAAAACATTGGATGCTTTGTCTCAATTTAAACAAAGATCGTATGAATTTAAGTCTCAAGCATACCTTCAAGGTATACAGAAAGAAAGATCGTTAGAAGAAGGAGCCTACCAAAGTTCATTGACATTATCAGAAGGGGCTTATCAGGCAAGCAGCCTAAGAGGTCAGGCCAAAGCTACTAAGATTGGGGGTATTGCTTCTGCTATGGGTTCCTTTGCTCAAGCTGGTGCTTATGGCTCACAAATTAAATAACCTAAGACTAATTAATGATTAGATTATCTTCACAGACACAAAAGACTCAAATGGCATCTGCTGCATCTTATGGTGTAGGTATGCCAACTTCTGATGGTGGATTAGGTGCTGTTTCCAGATCATTAAAGACTGTTGCAGATTCTTCTGCCCACATTGGCAATGTACTTAAGACTCGTAAAGCACAGATACAGAAATCTGTAGGGAAGCGAGTAGCTTCTAGGATGAATCAAGAACTGGATAAACACACTGCAGATATAGATACGGCTGTAGAACTTGGCCAATGGGACAAAGTTAATGAACTAAGAGAAAATCTTAATGATTGGTTGGGTTCTGTGGATCCAAATTCATCTAACTACAGGGCTGTGGATAAAGACCCTGAATTAGAACCCAATACATCTGATAATATACTAGGAAACCTTAGATCCACTCACGCTGGGTATGATTTAAAATTGCAGTCAAAGATTGCTGTGGGACAGAGTTTGTCTGAAATTACAAACAACCATGAAGCAGCTTCAGATATTATAAAAAACAGTAATTCTAAATTAGGTACAGGTGAAGATATACACTCTGGAGATTTTTCAAATCTTGTTGAAGTTCACAAATTAGCTGTTGAAAGCCCTGTAATGCAAGGTGGAAGTTCTCCTGTGTTAAATAAAGGAGCTGCAAAAATTAGAGATAAACATTTAACAGATTTCATTGATCTGTTTGTCATGGGTCAATCTCGTTCAGGTAATATCCATAATACCAAAGCAAGCATTGATTCCTTGTTTGCTCAATTAGACGAGAACAAAGATTTATACGGTGAAGATGCTTTAAAGTATGCTACTAAGAATCTGCTTAAAATGCAGAAGGAAATAGGGAAACCTGATTCCGCTGCTGTGTCTGCATTGAATAGTAAATATCATGAAGCAGCTAACATGATGTCTAATGGCTCTACACCTACTTCAGAATATAGGAATAATTTATCAAATTTATCTGCTCAGTTAATAGATGTAGATGAACCTAAAGCTCGCTTTGTTCATCTGTTTAGTAAATTAGGTGCTCCAGATATAATTTCTGAAATGATTTCTTGGATACGTAATAACCCAGAGTCATCACCTATTGAGTATTTTAATGATTCTGAACTATTAAAAGGTTTCTACAATAAAGGTTCTTTTGATAGTAGCCAACTTACTAAGCTTGCAAATTACGTTCAAAAGGTAGGTGAAAAAGCTAATGAAAACCAAGCTAAATTTGGAGATTGGGGTCAGATACTAACTGAGCAACCTGATATACTTAAATCAGCACCCCAGCAAGCAAAATTACTACTCTCAGATCTAGTATTTGTTCGAGAGGGTTGGTTAGATGAAACGTATAAGCAAAGCCCTACACCTGTAGGTAAAGATCGAACTGTATTTGAAGGTTCTCATTTAATTAACCAAATGATAACAGAAGATTCCACAGCTGAAGATATAATTAAGGTGTCAAACATGTTTACTAATTTTTGGGGTCCCGATAAGATGACAGATTTTGCATCTTATGCTCAAGGGTTAGATAATGAGGACTTTCAATTTGTAGGGTTAGTTGCTGAGGCTCAGCGTAGGTCTGTAGCTGATCCAACAATATTGGTTGATAGACTTAAATTAGGTATGGAAACAAGTTCAGAAAGCGGTCTTAAAAAGTTGTTAGGACCTCTTTGGTCAGGTAAGTCTAGTTTATTTTCTGAATCTATTCGTGATATTTTTAATTATGAGACAAGCTACAGTTTTGCTAAGCAAGTTACAGATGCTGCTGATGAAGGTGGTTTAAGATCTACCAGTCTGTTTTTACAATCATATGTCAGAGGTGTAGCTGCTCAACATATCTTAGCTAATCCAACTTCCAGACCTGAAGAGGTTTCAAGAGTTGTGGATAAAATTTTGGCTCAAGATATGACAGTAGTTAGAGATTCTTTTGGTGAATCACAAGTTATCTGGAATAAAACTAATGATCAAAGTTACATTGGTGCTCCTTGGAATTATTTAGATTTCTTAAATAATGGCCGACTTACAAAAGAAGAGCATGCTGATGTTAGATTTTATAATGCACTTAATCTCATAGAATCTAAAGGAGTAGATATAGTGGATCTGTTATCCACTTACGATAAAAATTTGGAAATTCATCCCTCAGAAGAAACAACTGCATTTCTTATGGTCAAAAGATCCTATGACGACGTAATCGAAAAATTAAAAGAGTATGTTTCTCCTGAAGATAGATTTAAATTCTTAACTACAGGGAACATATCTGGTAAAAAGATTTTAAGGTTAAACCCTATGGTTATGTCTCAAGGAAGTTCGGATGTAAGATCTATTCAAATTTGGAACAGTAAGTACAATCAATATCAGAATCTTACTGACCAATATAATGCAGTTGTATATGTGGGTGAAAATGAATTAGAAGCTTTATCTACTAATGAAAAAGTTCAAGAGATGAATTTTATAAATTCATGGGAACCTGATCTGAAACGAGATAAATCAATAAGATATACTCGTAAAGATAAGATGGAACTGCACAGCAAATGGAGAAAAGATCTATCAGTATCTGACATTTGGATGATGCAACATTTAAATTTATAATAAATAACTATGTTTACGGAAAAACTTAAAAACACAGCAGAGTACCAGTCAAAAGTTAACCCTAAGATACATGTAAACTTTGGTACTTTTTATGGTGCTGTTGGTTCCGCTAACTTAGCCATTCAGGATTCTTTTGTAGGCACAGCAGGAGCTAAGTTAAAAGAGGTTTCTGCAGGTTTATTTTCAGACAGTGAGCCACTGACCAAGGAAGCTTTTAATTCTATATACGGAGAGGATGATCTTGAAAATTTGTTAGGACCTCTTTGGGTTCCTTTTGAAGAAGGGCTAACAAAGGAACAGTACGAACTACGTAGAAAATATAAAACAGACAGAGCTGCGTATGCTCGCATGTCTCAGGATGGAAACTCCGTAGCTAATTTTGCGTCTGGTATGGGTGTTGGTACATTGGTTGACGCTCCGCTTATGTTGATACCTTATAGTGCTGTGGCAAAAATAGCTAAGACTGCACATACGGCTGCTAGAACTGGACGAAGTATTGCACAGACAAAATCTATTTTAGATAGAACAAAAACGGTAGACACTATTTTAAAGAACACAGCAAAAGGTGAAACTTCCTTACTTGGAAATGTATATCAGTTATCCAAGATAGGTGCTGCCCAGCAAATTGCTGAAAACTCTGCTGTATGGTATATGTCACATAATCAGGGTAGAGACTATGGTTCTTTTGATTTTGTTGCTGACTCAACTTTTGGCACTGCCTTTGGGGGTATTCTTGCCACTCCTTATGCTATGAAGATAAATGCTACAGCTAGAGCATTTAGACAAGATGCTATTGATCGCAAAGCGTTGGAGAATTTTGCAGCCATTGGTGACTTACAGAGTGTTGTTAAACATGTTGCCAAATATGATGCAGAGTATTCAGGGGATCTTGGAGCCAAGATTTCTGATCAAAAGAATATAGAAAGAATCTTAAACCTTAGTGAAGACGATTATTTAACTAATCCTGAAGCTCAAAAAGAACTTAAAGATTTCTTTTACAACAATGAGTCTGACATCTGGCTTCGGACATTAAAGACAATTATTCCATTGGAAAAAGAATTTCCAGTTAATGTTGGAAGAATCAAGCAACAATCTGAATTAGAAGCAATCGTTGATTCTGTTGTTAAAGGGGAGTCAAATAAACTTCCTTCACAATTGAAACAATATGTAGATAAAGCAGATGAGGTTGTATCTAATATAAAAACTAAACTCGTTCCAGAAGAACTTACTCCACAATTGAAACAATATGCAGATGAGGTTGTTCCAGAGGAACCAGATTTTTCTCCACATATAAAAACTTCAATAGAAGAGAAATATGGAAAAATACCCAAAGATGTAATCGAGGGTATGAATACTTCTACAATAAAAAAATGGAAAGATCATTATTTTAGGAAACTAGACCCAGACCCTTATGTAGGAAAAGAACTGGAAGCTATTAGAGAATTAAAAACACTAACTCAACGACTTAAAGGTAATTTTGATGAATTACATTATATTCTAGCTGATCTTCCTGAAGAAGGTGCAACACAAAAGAAATATTTAACAAATAATCTTGAAGAGTTTGTAGGAGCTCACGCTGCTATGCACGCTCATGGAATCACAAAAATAGAGGGTTTAGATACCATATCCACACCCAGAGATGCAATACTTAGAGATGCTGTAGATGTACTTCCTGTAGACGGAAGAAAGAGTGATGGAAGATATGGAGACGGATGGGAACCAGACGAAGACACTGTTTTTAATTACAAAGATATTTCTAAGCCTTCAAAAAGATATCCTAAGCCTTCAAAAAGATATCCTGCAGGTACAATTATAGATGGTAAGAAAGTTGGGGGTAGATTCAAGCCTTCAGAGAATATCAAGAATAAGATAGATAAGGAAGTCAAAGAAGCCAAGCCTCCATACAATCTTCAATCAGTTGAAAAAGACACTGCTCGATTAGAGAAGCAACTGGATCAGGCGATCATTACTGAGAAGCAACGTAAAATACAAGAAGATGCTGCTGAGTTTGATGCTTTAAAAGAAAGAGCTTTACCTGCATCTACTCCATTAAGAGAATCTACTGAACAATCAATCAGTAAATCCGTGGGTTCTGAGCAATCGTCTTTGTTATTTAGAGACAAAGTACCTGTGGGAGAGTGGGTAGAATCAGCTAGAAGTTTTATAAAGTTACCTTACTTTAGGGTTGCTCGAAACTTTAAGTACAGAACTGAGATCATTACTGGAAAAGTAGATGAAGTATTTGATACATTAGATATTGATTCAGTTAAAATTGAAGAAGTAGGTGAAGAAGCTTACATACGTGCAAATCAGCTACTAGCTGAAGTAGAGTCTGCAAATATATCTCAGAGTGAAGCTAAGCAACAATTGATTGATTGGGCCATTGAAACTGAGCGTACAGCTATTCTTCGGGAGATTGCTAATTACAATGCAACAAACAGATTCAGTAAAAAAAGTAAGTACCTGAAAAATAAATCTAAGGAACAAGCTTTAAAGATAATCAAAAAGTTTGTTGATGGTCGTGCCCGTAAAGGTGTTAATTTAGGACGTGGATCTATTGCTTCTCTTCAAAAATCTCAGATTGTAAAAGATATTTCAGGTATTCGTAGTGTTCTTGCAAAGCATAAGCTGATTGATTTATTTGATGGAGATGTTTCAGACTTCATTAAGCTTCCTAAAGTTATTAAAGACAATTGGGAGGGTAAACCCAAAGCAGAAGCCTCTGAAGCCTTTATTGAAGATATTCTGATGTATTACAGATACGGTAATACTCCTGAACGATGGTCAGGGGAATCCAAGGCTGCATTTACTGATGTAGCGGAAGCTGTAAAAAACACATTACATGCCCAAGTAGCAAATCTTAACAAGCATGGTGCTGGTATTAGATTACGTGATGATCATTTAGGCTTAACGCCCACTTGGAATAATCGGGTGGTTACAAAAATGGGGTACGACAACTTTCGATCTCGATTGCTTGAAGTAATTGATTGGGATAAGACTGAAATGGCTCATGGGTACATTATGCCTACCACTTCTAAGAAAGTAAAAGGAGCTCCAGATGAACCAGTACCTTTTGATAAAGACAGCTTTATTGAACAGTGGTTTTATGATATTACATCTCCCAAGGATCCAGTGGATCATTGGTCTCAAGACTTAGCTAAATTCTTTTCTCATTCTAGGAAAGTACATATCTTGGAAGGCCGAGAGTTTGAAGTCATTAAAGAGTTTTCTGGTGACCAGTCTTTAGGTAGATTGCTGCAAGATCAGATTCGTAGACGCTCAGAAATGATTTCTGTAGTTGAAACATTGGGACCTAAGCCCTTAGCTAACTTCGACAACATTCTTCGGTCTAATGGATTTAATATTGAATCTACAGGTGTCGTAGATGCTGCATTTGGATCTGTTCAGCGAGTACGTAATACAGTACGCATGTTGGCAGGAGAACTTGATGATCCGATCAATGCAGATATGTCCGAGAAATTTAAGGACTTTCGCAGATTTTCTAATTTAGTGTATCTGCCCATGTCTACAGCTTCAGCAATTACTGATTTACCAATTGCTTTGATGAACTTAGATCAATTGGGGGCTAAGACAAACATGAAAGACTTACTCAGCCGAGTAAAGATTGCTGCGTCTCGTAGATTCCAAGGTTCGGATGCAAACATTAGAGCTTTCTACGATGGATCAGGTGCCTCTCTTGATGCTATTATGAACTCTGCTGCTGGTCGTTTAACATTAGGGGAAGGTACCGATAGATCTTTTTTAAGTAAAGCATCGGATGCTATGTTTTCTTTGAATGGCTTAAATTTCTGGACAGGTATTATGCGAGACGCTTTCTTGGATGTTATGACAGAGAGTCTAGCAAAACAAGCTAGATCAGGTGATTGGAACCCACACACACTGTTATCCATGGAATCCTTTGGAATAACTAAAGCAGATTTGAAAGAGCTAGCAGACTCTGTTGAAGACATTAATGGTGTAGATAGATTGGGAGCTTCTAGTATTAAGTCCAACAATCTGCACAGTAAGATGTTGGAGTTTATGACTCATTACATGGATGAAGCTGTACTGCTTCCAGACGCATCGACTCAATCTTTAGTTCGATTCGGATTACGTGCTGGGACTTGGGAAGGGGAAGCTGTACGGACTCTGTTTCAGTATGCTAGTTTCCCACTAGCCATGAATCGTATGGTTGCCCGTAACTTGTTTGTTAATGCTAAGGGAGACAACCCTTGGACCACTGGACAGATTAGTGGCATGCGTATGCTGGTATATGCTGGCTCCATGTTAGGTATTTCGTATGTCTCTACAGCTATTAAGGATATTGCCAAGCTTCGGGAACCAATGATGCCTTGGGATATTAATTTGGACACTACTGCTAGAGTGTTACAACAATCAGGAGCTCTAGGTGTTCTTGAACCTTTACTTGAAACAGCAACAGGAGACTTTGATTCAACCTTAGCGCCACTCCCTAGAACTATAGGTAATTCAGTTGCATCGCTATTTTCCGAAGGAGCAGGTTCTGCAATCTATGATGCCAAAGCTTTATATGGTGGCAATGTCCCTATATTGGGACCTGCTTTGGTTGGAGCCTTGGCTCATGTTGCAGATGAATCTATTGGTAAACATTATGATCAGACTCGTGTGTATTTAGAGTCCAATTGGGGTACAGATTTTTTGATCGACTAATCCTATTACTTGACATATTTCTCTTAGATAGTTATTAAGAGGTATGGCTGTTCAAAGTAATCAAATAGATTTAAGGAAACTTGTAACCTATACGGCTACAGCAGTTTCTCCACAGCAAATAACTCCGATTGGAAAAACACTTAAAGATTCCGATGTTTCCGTTTATGGTGTTACATCTGCAGGCACAACTTCTTTGATTGGATCAGAGAATTGGTCATTTAATACAGCTCGAACTGTACTGACTTTAAACTACACTTCTGAGTTTGCTCAAGTACTTATACTTGTTGATTCCGAAGTTGAGCAACCACTCAATTACAGCAGAGATACGTCATTTTTACCTAATGCTCTTGAAGCTCAGTTAGATAGATTAACACTGGCGGTTGCTTGGATCAAGGAACGTTTAAACCACACAATTCGGTTTCCTGAAACTAAGATTAATCCTGAAATGGATCCAGTTTCAGATAATCTAAATACGACTCTTGGTTTTGACGGTAACGGCAACCTTCGGGTTATGCCTGACGCTGATTATATTGATATGGTTGCTACTGACTATATTAAGTATGCCGACACAGTTAATGATTTAAACTCGGAACTAGAAGATCGTCCATTATCGGCTTTCCAAGGAAAAGTTATTAATGAAACTATTTTAGAACTTAATGGGGTCATTGGGCCTCAAGGACCCCAAGGACCTGCAGGAGAACAAGGAACCACAGGTAACCAAGGACCAGTAGGAACACAAGGACCAGTAGGTAACCAAGGTCCTCAAGGAACCCAAGGTGTTCAAGGTGTTCAAGGTCCTGCAGGTGGGGCCTCGTTTCCACTTTCATTTGGTAGATTTACAATTGGATCTGACGGTACATTAAGTATTGAGCACTACGGAGAAGCTGATTCAAACGATTTTAACATTAATAGTAACGGAGAACTAATAGTCACAATTTAATATCATGCCTACAATTAATATTGGTAAAGTACGCCCAGATTTCAAAGGGGCTTGGGATTCAAATACAGTTTACGAGGCAATGGATGTTGTTTCGTATCAAGGTAGCAGTTATACAGCATTATCTGCATCAAGTGCAGGAACAATCCCTTCTTCTAGCCCATCTATTTGGGACCTATCTTCTGCAAAAGGAGATACGGGAGCCACGGGAGCCACGGGAGCCACAGGACCCCAAGGAATCCAAGGTCCTGCAGGAGCAACTGGACCTCAAGGAGCAACTGGACCTACGGGAGCCACGGGAGCCTCTGGAACAGTGCTCGGTGAGGCCGCTGACAACCGCAGAGAGTTTTCGGGTGGGGTTTCTGGAGGATTTATTTATTTATCACAAATGGATTTAGGTACTAATGATATTACATTTAAATCAAAATTTAAATATGACGTATTTACTGAGTTATTTTATCTAAATTTTAGTGGAAGTAATACAATGACTCTTTGGATGCGTTCTAATCAAACTTTATCTATATTTTTTGTTAACTCATCTACTTCAGTGGAGTATACAATTACAGGTGTACCAAAGGGTGAAGTTATTGATTTTTGTCTGTCATTAGATAGAAATAATAATGCTACTTTATACATAAACGGAAGCTTACATGGTAGTGTAGATATAAGTTCATCGGCTGGCATTGATTTAGGATTAAATAATACAAACCCCTGCAAATACTACGCCGTTACTTCGTCTGATTTTGCCATATTCAACACCGCACTAACCGCAACCCAAGCCTCCGAGCTATACCAGCAAGGGCTGCAACCGTGGCTCGCTGCGAATCATGAGTATCGGCGGGGGGGTGATGTTTTTAATTACAACGATCTGCAATCCAATTGGGTAGACGGATTAAACGGTTCATCAATTACAAGTAGTACAACATTTACAACTGACGGCACCAATAATAGTTATATCGAATATAATAATGCTTTGGAATACGGAAAAAAATATTACGTTACTTTATCAGGTTCAGTTACAGCTGGACAAATAGAAATTCAATCACAGACTGGATCTGTTTTGGCATCAGGTTTTGGAACATTTCAAATTACATCGACTAGCACTAGTCTTAAAATAGTAAACGATTCTGCATCTACCAATACAATAACTGAAATATCTTTTGTTTTGGTGGGCTCGATAGTAACCTTGCCATTAGATGACGACTGCCGACAGCTAAAAGACATTAGCGGCAACCGCAACGACGCAATGGCCAACGAGTCAGGCGTCGTACAGGGATTCAGGCATTTGAAGCAAAAAGACCTGCACTCATTCAGAGACGATCACGCCGACGGCACAGGGGGCAGCTACTTGATCGAAAATGCAGATATACTTCCAGAAAATGAAGTGATCACAGGCGTATCAGTGGGTGGCAGATTCTATGCAGCCAGCGGCGCGCAAGATTTAACTAAGCGCAGAATCAAGCTTATTACTACTGGATCTAATGTTGAGGTTAAAAGATCTGATGGTTCTGCTGATGATACAGCTATAGTTACTTCAACTCCTACAGATACTGCCGACTTTGCAATCTCAGTATTAACTCAACGAATATAATAATGGAATTATCAAAGATAAATGAACAAGGTTTTTACTTTCGTAAATCTAATTGCGAGTGGACGGTGCCTCACGAGCCAGACACTTTCCCTAGCGATTTTGTATTTAACGATTTTGACATGGAGACGTTAGAAGTATCAGGCGCAGTGCCAAGCGAGACATACGGCGAGTATTTAGAGCTGGTGGTCACATTTACGCTGGAACAGATCGAGGCAGCAAAGGAAACTATTAAAAATTAGATTTATTGACATGTATAAATACGTTTCATTTCTACTATCAACAGCAGTCATATATGGTTGTTGGTCCTATTATTTTGTAGCTACTGGCTTAGATAACATTCAATGCGAGAGCAGGGATGAAGCAAAGTCTCAGGCAGAACTATACTTAGAATTTTACGGGGGAGAGGCTAGAGTCATAAAAACTTCTGGTTTCTCTAATTCACTGTCAGGGTTCTTCAAGAAGGGTTACACTGTAATTGCAAAAGTAAATTACAATGATTTAAGCAAAAATGATTTTGTAGTTTATCGGTACAGTGGAGGACTTGTACTGCATCGACTAAGAATAAAAACAGATAAGGGTTGGATTATTGAAGGCGACGGAAACCGTAAAGCTGATCCAATTTTAGTCACTAAGAATAATCTAGTAGGAATAGTCCTACACAAAAAAGTATATCGCTATTAACATGAATACCATTCAACGTAAAAAATATAAAGCTAAGAAAAAAGTTACGCCTATTAAAAAGAAAGTTTATAAGGTTACTAAAAAGAAAACCAAGATTAAAAAGAAGTGATGCTGTGTGAAGTAATATGGATAAAGAGAAAATAGTTTCAATATCAGTTGCTGTGCTTTTGGTGGTTGGACTAGCTGGTGGGTACATGCTTAATAGTGCTAAAGAAAATATTGATAATCTAAGTAAAGAGGTTCCTGTATTGAAACAAAGGGCTGACGCTATTGAACTAAAATACAAGTATTTATTATCTAAGATAGACAATAAAGAGGAAGGTGTTGCTCAAGTTTTAAAGGCCATGCAGCAATTATTAGGTAAGCATGAAGCTAAAC